TTGGGTTGCATCGTTTGATTTGAATTCACTTTATCCTCATTTGATGATGCAATATAACATTTCACCAGATACGATTGTTGAACCTGAACAGTATTCACAAGAGATGCGTGAAGTCATCAGCAAAGGAGTAAACATTGATAAACTATTAAGAAATGAAATTGATTTATCAAAAGTTAAAAATGTAGCTGTCACGCCTAATGGACAATTCTTCAGAAAAGATAGACAAGGTTTTTTACCAGAGTTGCTTGAAAGAATGTATAATGACCGAACTGTCTATAAAACAAAAATGTTAGAAGCAAAACAAAACTATGAAAACGCTAAAACACCAGAAGAAAAATCTGATTATGCCGCTCTTGCTTCTCGTTATGCAAACTTACAGTTGACTAAAAAAGAATGTTTAAATTCGGCATATGGTGCTCTTGGTTCTGAATACTTCAGATTCTTTGATGTAAGACAAGCAGAAGGCATCACAATGGCTGGTCAATTATCGATTCGTTGGATTGAAAAGAAATTGAACGAATACTTAAATAAAATATTACAAACACAAGGAGTTGATTATGTTTTGGCATCAGATACGGATTCGGTGTATCTTAACCTTGAACGGTTTATATCTAAAGTATACGAAGGCAAAGATATTAATAGTCAAAAAGCCATCGAGATCATGGATAGATTCTGTGAAGATAAATTACAACCATTTATTGATAGAAGTTATTCGGAACTTGCACAATATGTTAATGCGTATTCACAAAAGATGGTAATGAAACGAGAAGTATTGGCTGACAAAGCAATTTGGACAGCAAAAAAACGATACATTCTCAATGTTTATAATTCAGAAGGCGTTCAATTCACCGAACCACAGATGAAGATTCAAGGTCTTGAAGCAATTAAATCTTCAACACCTGCCGCCTGCCGTAGAAAAATTAAAGAAGCACTAAATATTATTCTATCTGGTAAAGAAAGTGAAATACAGGATTACATACTTGTGTTCAAAGAAGAATTCAAAAAAATGCCTGTTGAAGACATTTCTTTCCCAAGGTCAATGAATGGTCTAAAAGAATATGCTAACTCTAAAACGATTTGGTCAAAAGGAACACCAATTCATGTAAGAGGTGCGTTAGTGTTTAATCATATGGTTGATCAAATGAAACTGAATAAAAGATTTCAAAAGATTAATAACGGTGAAAAGATTAAGTTTATCTATCTAAAACAACCAAACATATTTCAGACCGATGTTATTTCTTTTGCTTATACAATGCCAAAAGAATTTAATATTGAAGAATGTATTGATTATGAATTACAGTTTGAAAAATCATTTGTTGATCCATTAAAAATCATACTCGACTGTATTGGTTGGAGTGTTGAAAAAGTTAATTCATTAGAGGACTTCTTTGGATGACAAACTATCTAGTGCCTTTTATAACAGCGATTGCACTATCATCGATAGCTGCATTTTATTCTGTTATTGGTTTAGCACAAATTTTTCCAGGTTCTTTTTGGCCAATCGTCATTATGGGTTCAGTATTAGAAGTAGCAAAATTAGTAACTGCATCTTGGCTATATAATAATTGGAAAGAAACACAAATATTGATGAAGACTTATTTTTTAGTGGCGATTGTATTGCTAATGCTAATTACATCAATGGGCATTTTTGGTTTCTTATCAAAGGCACATATTGATACAAACTTAATGGTTGGTTCTAACCAAGTTAAAATACAAACACTTGACCAAAAAGAACAAATACTAAATAATAAACTCCAATATTTACTCAAAAAGGCTGGTGATGATCCTGAAAAGATTGCACGGTCAACAAATAACCAAATATTACAAACCCAAAAAGAACTCGAAGACATTGTCAACGAGAAACTTCCATTATTATCCGAAGAAAACAAGTTATCAGCAGAAATTGGTCCAATCAAATATGTTGCCGAACTTGTTTATGGATATTCAGACAGAGATATAATCGATAAGGCGGTCAGACTTGTTATACTTATTATTATTTTTGTTTTTGATCCTTTGGCTGTATTGTTACTGGTAGCGGCAAACCAGTCTTACAAACAGGCAAACAACCAAGAACCACTTGACATCATGTACCAAAATGATGTACCATATAAACTAGATAAAAATAGTAAAGTGGTTTCTAAATCCCAAATTACTACAATGAAATTATGAGGTCGTTATAAATGAGCATACTTGAAAAAATTAAAAAGAATTCAACGATTAAAGATAGTGCTATCTTATCTAAATCAAAATTCTTTACAGAAAAAGACAGTGTCCCTACCGAAATACCAATGGTCAATGTGGCACTTTCTGGTCGACTAGATGGTGGTCTAACACCAGGTTTAACAATGTGGGCAGGTCCATCTAAACACTTTAAGACAGCGTTTAGTTTATTGATGGCTAAATCATACATGGACAAGTATAAAGACGCTGTGTTACTCTTTTATGATTCAGAGTTTGGCACACCTGTAAAATACTTTGAGACCTTTGGTATCGACATGGAAAGAGTTTTACATACACCATTGACCAATATCGAAGAACTTAAATTTGATGTAATGGCTCAGTTAGAACAAATTGACCGTGGTGATAAAATTATAATTGTCATTGATTCAATTGGTAATCTGGCATCTAAGAAAGAAGTTGAAGATGCACTTGACGGTAAATCAGTGGCAGATATGTCTCGTGCCAAACAAGTGAAGTCTTTATTCAGAATGATAACACCTCATTTATCACTCAAAGATATTCCAATGGTTGTAGTTAACCACACTTACAAAGAAATTGGAATGTTCCCTAAAGACATTGTTGGTGGCGGTACAGGTTCTTATTATTCTGCCGATAACATTTACATCTTAGGTCGACAACAAGAAAAAGATGGTAAAGAAATATCAGGTTACAACTTTATTATTAATGTTGAAAAATCCAGATATGTCAGAGAAAAATCTAAAATTCCTATTACAGTGGCATGGGAAGGTGGCATACAAAAATACTCTGGTATTATTGATATTGCTTTAGAGGGTGGTTTCGTTCACAAACCAAGTCCTGGCTGGTATGCAAAAATAGATGAAAAGACAGGTGAAGTTGGTGAGAAAAAACGATTTGTTGAAACGCAAACAAAAGAGTTTATGGAACCATTATTAGAAGATCCAAAATTCAAAGAATATGTGAAGAAGAAATATGAAATTGCCTACTCTAACATTATGGGAGAGAATCCAGTATTATCTCAGCCTGCTGTTGAAGAAGATGATGAATACATCAACGAGTAAAAGCGTTTACAAAGAAAATGTCGATTGGACATTTGTTAATCCAGATGGCTATGATTTTGAAGATGCACCAGTCACAGCCATCGGTCTTTTAATGGAAGAGTATAAGGGTGTGCTCTACCATTATCACAAAGCGAGGGTGGTCGAGGAAGGTGAAGGCGCTCGACTACAATTTGGTTATACTATATTAAATTCAGGTAAACATGATATAGATGACTTGACAAAAGATGAAGAATTTCATACCATTATGGGTGAAATTTTATCTGATATTATAATGGCACAACAACAAGATGAACAGACTAGAATCAACAATTTTAAAGAATCTAATTTACAATGAAGAATTTACACGAAAGGTTTTACCATTCATAAAACAAGATTACTTTGCGGACAATACCGAAAAAATTGTCTTCAAAGAAATCTTTGACTTCATACAAGAATATAAAAATCCACCAACACATGAAGCTCTTGTAATTAATTTTACTGAGAAAAAAGAATTAACAGAATCTCAAGTTTCAGATTCAATTCAACTTCTTAAAGAGATTCATACTCAACGAAATGAACCAACTGATACAGCCTGGTTAATTAAAGAAACTGAAAAGTTTTGCCAAGATAAGGCGATTTATAATGCCATCATGGATTCGGTTTCAATCTTAGATGACAAACAACAAGGCAAAACAAAAGGCGAAATACCAAAACTGTTATCAGACGCTCTTGGTGTTTCTTTTGATAGTCATGTTGGTCATGATTACACCGAAGATTCTGATAGACGATATGATTCTTATCATCAAGTAGAATCCAGAGTTAAGTTTGATTTAGATTTATTCAACAAAATCACCAAAGGTGGTCTACCAGTCAAGACATTAAACATCGCACTTGCTGGTACCGGTGTTGGTAAATCTTTGTTCATGTGTCACCATGCCGCTAGTTGTTTGTCTCAAGGTCTAAATGTGTTATATATCACATTAGAAATGGCAGAAGAAAAGATTGCTGAAAGGATTGATGCAAACTTACTTGATGTTTCAATGGCAGAACTACACACACTTTCTAAAAATGATTACAATCGCAAGTTTGAGCTGTTAAGAAGTAAAACTCATG